TGACGCCGACCCTTCGGCCCTTAGTGGCCTTCCTTCCTCATGGGGCGATGAAGCCGCAAAGTACATCGTAACGACCACCGCCGGAGCAATTCTTAGAACAGACTGGGGCACGGCTTACGCTAACCGTCTTTATCTGCGTACCGGGTTTTATCTGGAAACCGACGGGCTATCTTCAACAAACGAGCATGACATCGACGTTATCGTTGGCAAGCAAAACCACACGCTCGGGGAGAATGTATTCGCCCTTCAGTGCGTGTACACAAACGACAAAGGGCTAGTATTGCGCCTTGCCATGGGTGATTCGTTTGAACGCGGGTCAATCGTCATGCCTGCGACAACCGGCACTTTTTACGATATCGAAGTAAAGGTTGATTTCACAAACCATGTTGCCGCCGTTTGGGTTAATGGCGCTTTACGGCTAGAAGTCCAGACTAGAACATCATGGCACGACACCATGCAATGGTTCATGCTGGGGCAATCAGGAAGCGCCAACGGGTTAAATACTACATGGTGGTCAGGCTACGCATACGCATCTCTAGACGGATTCCCGTTAAACCCGGTAGACAGGGTGCCGTCAATAGGTGGCAACACGATCAGCTCCGGCGCAATCAGCCGGGGGAGCATTAAGCGATGGATGGGAGGCTAAAATGAGCAGGAAAGGCAAGTTAGAATTATTGGACGGCGTATCGAATGAGCCGGGCCAGGGAATATTCCAGTACCTGATAACAATCACCAGCGGGACGGTTACGTTAAGCATTCGAGAGCGCGGCGGAACGTTTCAACCCATGACTGATGGTGTGTTTTCTGCCAGCTCCGATGGACCGATTGAAATGGCCGCAGGCAGAGAGATTAAAGCAGACATGACCGGCACCGCTACTGCAACCTTGACCTATGCCCGCAGAACGTAAAAAAAGGCCAGCAGGAAGGCCAACAGACTACACGGCAGACCTAACAGACGAAATATGTGAGCGTCTTTCTGATGGGGAGTCGTTAAGGTCTATTTGTCGTGATGACAAAATGCCAACGGCTAAAACTATTTATAGCTGGATGCGTAAGTACGACAGTTTTCTAACACAATACGCGATTGCTAAAGAAGAATCGGCAGATGCTCACGTTGAAGACATGCTGGATATTGCTGACAATGAAACCTCGTTACCGGTTATGGATAACGGGCTTCCTGTGTTGGTTGATGGCAAGCCGTTGATGACGACGGATTCAGCAGCAGTAGCCAGAGCGCGCCTGATGGTAGATACGCGCAAGTGGGCGGCGTCAAAGCTAAAGCCTAAAAAGTACGGAGAGAAACTAGAGCTAGCAGGAACCATCGGCTTAACTGATCTCAGCGAAGACCAGCTAGATGACAAAATCAATCAGCTAAGAAGCGAAATTGAGCAAAGCTCAAAAAATTGAGCTGGCCCAACTGCTTGAAGAGCAGCTAAGGCGCAACAACCAGGCCAAGGGTATGCGGGCTTATGAGCGGCTGTACCCCTGGCAGCGGCGCTTTAACGCAGCAACGAAGGACCACACTGCCTGTTTGTTGATGGCGGCCAACCAGGTTGGCAAGTCGCTTACCGGCTGCTTGATTGATTCATTCCACCTAATTGGCGATTACCCCGAAGATTGGGAAGGGCACAAGTTCGACCGTCCTCCCATGTGCTGGCTGCTTGGATATTCAGGCGAAAAAACCCGCGACCTATTACAGTCGAAGCTGTTTGGTCGGTTCACGGCTGGCGAGTTTGAAGGCGGTCTAATCCCTAAAGACAAGATTGTCCCGGGTGGCTGGCGGGCAATGACAGGCACAACCGGTGCAATGCGTGAGGTCAGGGTTAAGCATGTCAACGGCATATCCACCTGTCAGTTCTGGTCCTATTCACAAGGCCAGCATGCGCTAATGGGTGATGTAGTTGACTGGTATCAAATCGATGAAGAGCCAAAGGACGGAGACATATACCCGCAGGTCATCACCAGAACGCTAAACGGGGATCAAGGCAAAGGCGGACGCGGGATTCTCACATTTACCCCCGAAAATGGGAAAACTCAGCTTGTTACCAAATTCATGGATGAGCCCGCTCCTAGCCAGTACCTGCAAAATGCAACCTGGGACGATGCCCCTCACCTAAGCGAAGAGGTGAAAGTTTCGATCCTTGCTCAATACCCGGCCTACCAGCGCCCTATGCGATCCAGGGGAGTGCCGCTAATGGGCGCTGGCTTAATCTTCGAGCATTCAGAAGAGGCGATCAGGTGCGACCCGTTCGAGATCCCCGCGCACTGGTATTTAATCAACGGTATGGATTTCGGCTGGGATCATCCGCAGGCGCACATCCAGCTAGCTTGGGACATGGGGGCGGATATGTTCTATGTGGTTCATGCTTATCGGAAAGCAAAGACGCAGCCGTACGAAGCGTGGGAAGTGGTGAAGAGCTGGGCCGAAGATGTTCCAACCGCATGGCCGCATGATGGGCTTCAAACCGAGAAAGGTAGCGCCAAGCAACAACGCGAATACTACGACGAAGCCGGTTGGGATATGGTCGAAGAACACGCCACATGGGAAGCCGGGGGAAACGGCGTAGAGACTGGATTGATGGAGCTTAACAATCTGATGAAGACCGGTCGCTTTAAAGTCTTTTCCCATTTGTTCGAGGTGTTCGAGGAAGTCCGCCAGTATCACCGCGTCGCAAAACCCAACGGCAAGAGCGAGATAGTCAAAATCGGTGAAGATTTAATCGACGCCATCCGCTACGCCTACATGATGCGCCGCCATGCAATCCAGAAGAACGACATTGGCATGGATTGGGAAGAAGAAGCCAGCCACTACCAAGAAACCAACGCGATGGGATATTAACAATGCCAGTCAAAGAGCTTATAGAGTTCGTCGGTAAGGAGAATCTTGTCGATGAGGTGCTTAAAGGGGAAAAGGGAGAGGCCGTTCTTTCCGAAATCGGAGTCAAGGTTAAACGCCAATTCGACCAAGATTGGTCGTCGATGGGTGACTGGATGCAGTCGGTCGATGAAGGACTTCAGCTCATGCAGCAGGAGTACAAAACCAAGTCAACTCCGTGGGAGGGTGCGAGCAACTTTAAATCGCCGATGCTTTCAGAGGCTAGTATTTCATTCGGTGATAAATCCTCGCTTGAGATCCTGCGGGCGCGTGACCTTGTAAAAACTGACGTTATCGGCAGAGATAGCGATGGGTCGAAGAAGGATCTTTCTGGCCGTGTAAGCGAGGCGATGAATTATCAGGTCAACCACCAGATGAAGACCTGGCGAAGCGACCAAAAGCGGATGCTGTATATCTTGCCGAACGTCGGCTGTATTTTCAAAAAGACCGTGTTCGATCCTGTTCAAGGTAAACCGGCTTCCTATGTCATCCAGTACCCAGACTTCGCGGTCAACCAAGCAACCATCAACATGGGTGAGTGCCAGTCATTCACGCAGATTCTCGACGTTGACCTTAACGGCGTGCTTGAACGGCAAGCGGCTGGAACCTGGCGAGATATTACTATCTACCCGGAAGGATCAGAGGGCGGCGAAGGGTCGAACGAAAAGGCGGAAGCTGAAACAGCCAAAGACAATCCCGACCGGTTCCTTGAGCAGCAGTGCTTTTTTGATCTTGACGATGACGGCTACGAAGAACCCTATATTGTCACCGTCCACGAACAGACCATGACGGTGATGAGGATCGTTGCGCGGTATGACGAACGCTCCTTCGTTGTTAAGACCCCAGAGGGGCGCGTGGTTAGCCTTGTGGACGCCTTAAAGCAGGAGGCGATGGGCTATATCGACCGAGGGCTTCTGCCGCCTGAAGTGGCGGATATTCAAAAATACGAACTTGTGCGAATCGAGCCGCTACAGCCAATTACTAAATATGGCTTCATCCCTTCGCCTGACGGCACGTTTCTTGACCTTGGTTATTCACATTTGTTGGGCGCAATCGTTCAGGGCGTCAACACATCGACCAACCAGTTAACGGACGCCGGGACGCTACGTAATCTTGGCGGCGGATTCCTCGCCAAAGGGTTCCGTAAAAAAATGGGCCCGCTACGGATGAAGCCGGGGCAGTTCAACAACACGGAAATATCAGCAAGAGAAATGCAAGGGGCCATTCTCCCAAACCCAAACCCTGAACCCAGTACCGTGCTGTTCGCGCTCAACGAGAAGCTAGAGAACCAGGGCAGGCAGTTTGCCGCCATCGTTGATACCAGCGGTCAGATACAGGGCAACACAGCCCCTACAACCGCTCTGGCGATCATTCAGGAGGCATTAATATCAACCTCTGCACTGATGGGCCGGGTGCTTGATGGCATGTCTGACGAATTCCAAAACCTGCACAGTCTAAATAAGGGCACGTTCGATCCAGAGCTTTATAAAACCCTGCTTGACGACCCTAATGCAGACGCAGCCGCTGATTTCAACAACGAATCGCTAGACATAATCCCAACGGCTAGCCCTGAAATGTCGTCAAAACTCCAGCGAGTACAGCTGTCAGCCGTGGAAATGGAGAACATTCCCAGCGTTATTGCAGCGGGCGGGAACCCTTTGCCTATCGTCAAGAACTTTTACGAGCGGATCGGCACCCAAAACCTTGATGAGATATTCCCAGAGCAGCCGACCGACCAGCAAGCGGCAGAGATTAAGAGTTTTCGTGAGTCTCAGGACATGCAGAATCAGCTTCAGGCGCAGCAATTAGAGCTGGCGCAAATCCAGACTGAAATTCTTTCCAGAGAGCAGGATCGAATGGACGCTGAAACCCAAGCGGGTATCAGAGAAACAATCGCTAAGATCGAGAAGATGCGAAGCGAAAGCATTTTAAACCTAGAGAAAGCAGAGTCAGAGGAGGTGAAGAACCAGATAAATAAATACACAGCAGAGTTAAGCGGAACCATCATCATGTTAACTGCCATAGGAGCAGAAAATGATCGAAGAAATGCTAGCAGAAACGAAGGCGCGCCACAGTCGGCAGCCAATTTCCCAAGATGATTACGACGCATGGCGTCAAAATGATGTAACCAAGCGGCTGTTTGAAGAAATTGAAACAGAGGTTTTGGAGCAAGCACTAGAAGAGATGAGTTCAGTAAAGATTGATGAGGTGGCTCTTGATACGGCTTTCAACAAGGGATGCGAATCGTTCGCCCGGTCAACCCTCGACTGGTCGCCAGAAGGCGTAAGGGGTCCAAACGATGAAGATTAAACCGTTAGGCTTTTACGTCCTACTCGAAATGATCGAGGTCGAAAGCGTTACCGCTGGCGGCATCGTTCTCCCTGAAGATTTAATCAGCAAAGAACAGGACGCCACTAGCG